CCCGATTTTTCTCAATATGTTGAAAGGTTTGCGGGTGTATTCAATAAGCCTGCAGCTGATGCTTTAAAGCTCAAGATCAAACAAGAAGAAGCAGATCGCCGAACAAGAGATGCTGCAGGTGTGTTTGGCATTATAGCCTCCATTGGTGCCAGTGCACTTGATGCGCCAACTGTTTTCTCGTTGGGCGGTGGCGTGGTGAGTGCTGGCGCTCGTACAACTCTGGGTATGGCTGCACGGGTCGGCGTTGGTGCCGGTATCGATGCCAGTGTGTCAGAGGCTGGTTTGCAACTGACACAGCAGACGAGAACCGGCGAAGAAACTGTTTTCAATGTCGGCGGCTCGGTTCTGCTTGGTGGAGCTCTTGGTGCGCTTGTTGGGCGCTATCTATCCAATGCAGAGGCATCTGCCCTTAGCCGCAAGATTGAGGGGCAGAATATAGCATTCGCAGAAGCTGATATGGCTGTGTTTGGTGGTGGTGGCGCTCAGTCTGCCGGTGCTGCAGCGGTCAATAAGGGGCCTACCGCAATCAAGGATGAGGCCTTAATCAAAAAGTTTTGGGGAGTTCGTTCTCAAGATCCGCTCATCCGCTCGCAACTTTCTGACTTTGATGAGGCAAGAACGACTGCGCGTCAGTTGGCAGAAACCCCGCTTGAGTACGCGGCCAATGCTCAGGGCGTAGCAACAGAAATCGGCGGCTCGGTTGAAACTCGCATGAAGATGTGGAACGCGCCGCTTGCAGATACCCTGCAACAGATTGACACGTCTTATGCGAAATATTTCCACAACACACCTGACCCGTCAGGCTGGCAGCGTCGCCTCGCTCCTATGCGCTCAGAAATGCAGCGCTTAACCGGTGGCGATAAACTGACCTTCAAGCAGTTCAAAGAGGAAGTTGGGCGGGCAGCGTTTAGCGGTGATGCCCACGCAATACCAGAGGTGGTAGAAGCAGCAAAAATCTATCGTCAGATCGATGATGCGATGAAACGGGCTGCCATTGAAGCACGTCTATTGCCAGAGGATATTACAGTAGCTGGTGATGTGTCGCACCTGTTTCGCATGTACAACAAAGATAAAATCTCTGCTTATCGTTCAGACTTTGGGCGCATCCTGAACGATTACTTTGTGTCGAAGCGCGATGCCGCAGCTCGAATTGGCGATGCTGAAAGAGTTGCAAAACAAGCCAACGCAAAAGCAGATGCTGCAGCGAAGAAAGCAGATGAATTTGCTCGCCTGTCAGATGAAGAAATCAAAGATATTGTTGAGCAAACGATTGATACTATCCTCGGCAATGTTGATGGCCGCATCCCTTATGATAGCATTGTTTCGGGGCCACGCGGCCCATTGAAAGAGCGTCTTCTGCGCATTGAAAGCAAGAAGATACAGGAGTTCCTCAACACTGATATTGAGGAGGTGCTCCATGCTCAGGTGCGTACTATGTCTGCGGATATTGAGCTTACCAATAAGTTCGGCTCACCAGATATGGCTGAACAAATCCGCAAGATTAATGACGAGGCAAATCGTAAGATTGCCGCAGTTGACGGCATGCTTGATAAGGAAGGGAAGGCTGCTGCGCCTGAGGCAAAGGCCAAAGAACGCGCACGACTTGAAAAAGCCCGTAAGGGTGCTGTGCGAGACATTGAAGGCATGCGCGATCGCATTCGCGGTCAGTATGCCTTGCCGTCTAATCCTGATGGTATCGTGCTCCGCGCCGGTCGTGTGGCTCGTAACTTGAATTATCTCCGTCTGCTTGGCGGTATGACGCTCTCAGCCTTCCCAGATATGGCAGGTATCATTTTCAAACATGGCCTGACTTCTACGTTCCGCGATGGATTTGCACCGCTCGTTTCAAATATGAAGGCCGTGAAAATGGCCGGGCAAGAGGTGAAAGCTGCAGGTACAGCACTTGATATGGTGCTCGACAGTCGTGCTATGTCTATGGCAGAGATAGGTGATGATTTTGGGCGCGGAAGCAAGTTTGAACGCGCCGTCAAGTCTGCCGGAACACGATTTGGTGTGGTGTCTCTTATGGCCCCATGGAATGCTGCAATGAAGCAATTCAGCGGCATGATCGTCATGACCAATATGCTGCGTTCTGCCGAGGCGGTTGCCAAAGGTACGGCCACAGCGAAAGAAATCCGGAAGCTTGGCGCGGCAGGGATCAATACCGATCTGGCCGAGCGCATTCATAAGCAGTTTCAGAAATATGGTGAAACTCAAGATGGTGTATTTCTTGCCAAGGCCGCAGATTGGGATGACCGGTTAGCGCGTGAGGCCTTCCGTACTGCTGTGGTGCGCGATGTTGATCGCATCATTGTAACACCGGGGCAGGATAAACCGCTCTGGATGAGCTCGGAACTCGGCAAAACAATCGGCCAGTTTAAGAGCTTTAATGTCTCGGCTATGCAGAAGATCACTCTTTCAGCGATTCAGCAGCGTGATGCTGATGCGCTGGCTGGTGTGGTTGTAGCTCTGTCGCTTGGTGCGATGACCTATATGGCTAAACAGTTATCTGCCGGAAAGGATCTATCTGACAATCCGGCGGTCTGGGCAACCAATGCTTTTGACTGGTCTGGTCTTGCTGGTTGGATGATGGACGTGAACAACGTAGCGGAAAAGGCCAGCCGTGGCCGCGTGGGTTTGTCAGGAGTAACCGGCGAGCAGATGAGCCGCTACCAATCGCGTAATGTGGTTGGCGCATTTCTCGGCCCAACACCGGATGCAATCTCAGACATATTCCAAGTATCAGGGTCCATTTTTGCGGGCGATACATCAAAGTCAGATTTGCATAAGGTCAGAGGCCTAATGCCGTTTCAAAACCTATTTTATATCAGAGGTCTGTTAAATCAGGTTGAGGATGCAACGGGCGATATCATTGGGCTTGAGGATTCGGTTAAGCGCTAGTAGCGGAATGGGCGTGTTATAATCCTGAAAAACAGAACAATAATCCCTGACGATATAAGTCCGATAAAAAATCTAAAAGACATCTCAGGTAAAGAGCTTTGTGTAGGTTTTATCATTTCAAGC